TTGGATTGCGTTTTGCCCATGAAAGTAACAACCTTGAGCATCAAACGATTGTGAATCTCACCCGTGTGAAATTTGACGGGGTAGAAGTCAACAACCATGTTGCCATCTTTGGAAGTGAGTTGCATTGGTGTGAATCCCTTTGACTCTTATAGAATACATGAAAACAGAGGCAACACAACCAACACTGTGCCACTTCTAGAACTGGTTCTTTGTTTACATCAACCTCCGATAATAGGGTTGACACCTATCACCTTTGCCCTAGGATTACGGGCAGTTGCTGTTACCTTTGCATCCTGATGATTTGCTGCTTGTACTTCTTCAGTGAAAACTTTGCCACCAACGTACAATTTAACTTCCCATTTCATAGTGTTAATTAACGAAAGTGATATGTGAAGAATGGGAATGTAATCAGTCCCAGGATTGCACCAAATGCAATCGGTGCAGGTGCAAGACTCACTATGTAAAATAACAGAGAGATTGCAGGGAACACCAGTGCAATAGCAGCAGAATACTTTGCTGCTTTGATAAGTTGTTTTTTAGAAAGTTTCATTACCAGATGTTAGTCCAACGTTTGTGATTTGCTTTAGAAAGTCTTCCTTCTGCTAACATATTGTCGCAGACTCTACAAAAGACTTGAAATTTTTGCTCTCTTGTAAGAGTATCTGCTCCGTCGCAATCTTTCATCACACGGAGCATTTGTGCTTTGGATTTGATCATAACGAATGACAGTAAGTTTGTCTAGTTGTTGTTGCAGATCAGGAAAAAAATCATTCATCAGAGATACAAAAACGAACCGTAAGCATCACAAATGTGAGGGTTATCTGCCAGTTGTGTGATCAGATAACGGACACCTTTTGCAGGTGCTTTGTAACTAGCAGGTTTGTAACATTCTCCAGAGTTCTTATCAACGAACATCCAGCAAGAACGTCCGTTAGTTCTTTCACCTCCACTCATCAAATAAGACCAGACTTTGATATACTTTCGACCCTCTTCAATTTCCAGTTGAGTGTAAACGGAACGACCAGATTCGATCCCATTTACTTTCCACTCATTGTTCAGCACTTCGATGAGTGCTTCAGTCAAGAATTGTGGTTTGGTTTGAGTGATCGTCATGTGCTGTTCCTTTGACTCTTATAGAATACATGTAAACGGAGACCTTACAAGCAGGTGTGTGCCACTATGTCAACTGGCACAGGCAAACCGACCATTGTTAAAGTTTGCTCTAGAAAATTGATACCGATCAACTAACTTGAACATGCCATAATCATTGGACATGACATAACCTTCACCACTACATTGTTGACCGTCAATGTATGCTTCTGGTCCATCATTCCGCATACAATACAACATATCATCCTTGATTGACTTGACGAGTGACCACAAGTACAGAACATTCACGTCAATATCATTGAAGTTTGCCATGACTTCTTGTGCCATGTCATCAATTTCAATCCCATATTTGATACAGGTGTTAAGTTGCTTCTGAACTTTTGCAGATTGCTTGTCAGTCAGAAACTCACACATTGTTGACATTTGTTTTGCAAATGCAATCACATCTTCAAACTCATAATCATCACTGATAATCCATGCATCAGGTTTCACAAACTTGCAAGACTCAGTATCATCAAAAGAGAAAGATTCACGGATAACATATGCATCTTTCAATTCACCATCAGTTGCATAGAATGTATGCGGTGCGATGATTACATCCTGTTGAATAACTTCATCAAAAATGTAAGTAATCGTATTGGGGCGAAAAGTATCATCACCACCGAACCCAATAAAATCACCTTGAACAATCCCGTCGAAATCAGGAAGGCAATCAAAGCAATGGTGTAGTATATCAGCAACAAACCCACTATGATTTTTATCAATGTCATCATGCGATTCATTGATCTTGATAAGTTTCTTGTTAAAGACACTTTTTGTTCCTACAAAGAAATTACCAGTGGAAGGATTTGTGCCCCAAACAATAGCAGGAGCACCATCAATCTTGACGGACAATGCACCATCAGAAAGCATCCAATCAAGGACAGAAAGATCACCCGTCAGGATAGAATCTTCGGGGTGTTGGAGATGTGTGTTTTTCATGCTCTTAAGATAGGGCATCCATCAACGGATTGCAAGTGATAGTGTCCTGTTCGACAACTGTCACACTCTCAATTCTTTCCTTTGCTTTTTCAAAGTAATTTGTATCACTCTCCATCCCAATAAAATTGCGATTAGTATTCACACATGCAACACCAGTTGTACCACTTCCCATCGTATTGTCCAGGACAGTATCACCTTCGTTGGTATATGTTTTCACCAAGTATTCCATAAGATCAACAGGTTTTTGTGTTGGATGTAAACCTTTCTCCTGTTTGAATTTTAAGATGGTCTTAGGATATCGTGACCCCTCTGGATTGTCACGGTGCTTAGATTGCTGTTTACCATAAACCTCACCAATCTTTGCAGTATCTGACTTAAACCCACTGTAAGGAGTTGAATACCACATCTGAGGATTGTATGTTGGTTTCTTTCTATAAAACACCAAAATGTTTTCATGACTCTTAAGAGGCATGACTTTAGCGTTCATAGGATTAGTTCCTTGTGGTTTTTCCCAAATCCATTCATACTTTAGATTCTGAATGTTTGAGGCAGCAAGGATTGTTGTGAAAGGTTGTGCAGCAGTGAATACCATTGCTGCGTTTTCTTTACAGATACGATTATATTGTTCCCACAACTTATCCAATGGAATGATACTATCCCACTTGCAAGCAGTTGTACCATAGGGCAAATCTACCAGCAACATATCAACAGAATTGTCTGCAATAGTAGGCAGCAATTCTAGACAATCACCCAGCAGTAGATTCACCATTCAGTTACACTCTTGACGAAAGAACATTCTAACAGACTTGACACCTTTGTGCAAATGTAATCATCATTGCCAATACTTTTGCCACCTTGTTGTGCAGCAAAGCAATTCTCTTCGGATTCAAGATGCTTCAGAAAATCTTCCTTGGTAAACCAGAAGAATCGGCAATCTTCTTCTTTTTCATTGATACCAAAGAACACCAATCGTTCCCAATCTTTATCCTTTGAAACGTGGTTGATAATAAATTGATCTGCTTTTACACCACCTTTCTTATCTCTAGTAGCGAGAGAGAATTTAATCTCGGTAAGAATATCATCAATCACACGATCATGCCCAGCAGTAGAAGTTTTGGCACGTTTCACATTACATAGAAGAACATTTGCGAAAAACTTTGACACAAATCGTTCACCAAATTCACCCTTTTGTTTCGGAGACATGTGAACATATCCTTCAAAAGGAGTGCCCACCCAGGGATCTTTTGCGTTCTGGTTGATGTACTCTTGGAGAGAACCGTCTTCAAAAAGTGTGGTGAACATGGTGCATTCCTTTGACTCTTTTAATATACATGAAAACCATCCCCTGTGGGGGGATGGTGGACACTTTGACCAACTGGCACATTATCCCCAGTGGTTCATAAAATCCTCTAAAGTATAACCATCACCAGTGCAAGTTTCTTCCACTAACTCCTTCATAGAATAGTTTTGAAGTTCTTCACGATATTCTTCAGTTGTTTGATCTTCATCAGGATCAAAATCATCATGGCAAAGATAATCCCACTCTGCACATAATGCGTTGATAATATCTGCTCTTGTATAATTCATCGGCGAATCTCTGAAATTGCGGGTTGACCTTGATTAAACACGACATCAACAACTGCCTGAACTTTGCGGGCAGTGCTGATACCTACAGTGTCATAAGTTGGAACACAAACTAAACCAAAAGTCTTCTCAGTGCTGCCGAGTCTGATAACTCGTCCAATACTTTGGGAGATACCAATGTAGTCCATGTTACGCATGAAGATAACTGCCTCCAAACCTGACACGTTAATGCCTTCAGACAAAATACTGTGGTGAATAACAACAAACTTTTTCTCAGGATCTTTGCCCCAAGTGTTCAGTGTGTTAAAGAACTTTTCACGATCAACTTTCTTACCATCAATGATTGCACCAGTCTTAGATGTAATCGTCATCCAAGAATAACCACGTTGATACAACTCAGCACAGAAGTCAGAGTGAGTTAGAAGATTGACAATCTGCTTTGTTGTGCGAGCACAGATCAAAGTTTTGTCAATGTTGTTATCATCAATGGTTTCAATCAGATTGTCACAATCATCAGCATACATTACCTTGCGACCTTTAATCATAGGCAGTTGCTTAACTACAACTTTGGGAGGAAGAATGTAACCACCATCAACCAACTCAGGAGCAGGAACATTCACAAGAACCTGACCATAAACAGACCAATTCATGCCTGGTTTCTTAGGCGTCAAGGAATGTTTAGGAGTGGCAGTATAACAATATGCACGATCTGCGTTCTCAAGAAAGAACTCAGTGGCAGGATAAAAGTGACGTTGAACACTGTTATGTGCCTCGTCAAAGTAAATGGTATTCACCTCAATATCTGCCTCCATCACACGATGCAGCGAGTGATATGTGGTAAAGATGATAACATTCTCGCCAGCAGTTCTAGCAGTGCTGGCAAACATGTGGATGTTGTCAGATTTAGTGCTGCTAAAGTGATGAGTCTCACCACTATGAACGTGCATAATGTGAGTGTTAGCAGTGTCAATAACTTCCAGAAACTCAGAACACAGTTGCTCTGCCAAAAGGATACGGGGAGCAACAACAATGGTGGTGGTGCCATTGTTGATAACATCATGACGACGTTGAGTATCAACAATCATCGTCAAAGTTTTACCACCACCAGTAGGCACAATGATCTGACCTTTGTTGTATGCAAGCATACGATCAAGGATGCGATCTTGGTGAGGGCGAAGAGTGATTGTCAATGCTGTTCCGTCAATGAATATACTATAAGGCACAGAGAGACCCCTAGAAGACCCTCTATGCCACTTGTTTAACTGTCTAGGTAGTGACTTTTATTTCAAAAGAATAATCCTCTTAACTATTAAAGTCAAGTGGGTCCTTTTTCAGTAATAACGATGTTTGATGCAAGGGTAATTCTACCGTCACATTTATTAGGTGGTACTTTATGGCGTAATGATGCAGGAAACACTACAAGTTTACCTGCCTCTGCCTTAATTCTTGTACCACTAGTAGGAAAAACTAAAGGTGATGATCCTTTTGGAGTATTGACAAAATAAACAAAAGCGTGTGTTGCAACATATAAGTGATCATGCTCTACTGTTTCCTGACCTTTATCCAATCTTGCAATCCATGTACCAAAATCAAAATCTGTTAGGGCTATCAATTTATCTTTAATAATTTGTTCAACCCAATTTTCAATCAAAGTAACTTCTTTTGGTTTTATTGAATCAGGTTTGCCAGAAAAATTAAATTGACTTCCTTTAATATTTGTACCATAACCCTCACGATATGGAGTAAATCCAAAATTAGAAATTTCATTCATCAAATTCTCATTAAGACTTTGATGATGTGGATGATGATGAATTTCTATTGCTAAATTTTCTTTACAAAATTTTTTCATCTGATGTAGATACTATAAAGCACAGAGAGACCCCTAGGAGACCCTCTGTGCCACTTGTTTAACTATCTTGGTCTTCTTGTTCGTCTTCAACCTTTTTAATTACTTTAGGTCCAATCTGTACCCGTTTTGTTTCATAGAACCATGCAACACGTTCCCGACGTGCTTGCATCAACATATCATATTGTTCTTGTTGATCTTTAGTAAACCTGAAATCTTGTTGCCTCCAAGTATCACGAAGTTCTTGAAGATGTGGCAGGACGTTGACAGTAGAGGTAGGAAAGTTCATCAGACAGTGTAATCAGTTTGAGCAAATTCGTCGCAAGTGATGAAATACTCATCACCATTTTCTCTCTTCTCAAGTTCCTCACAATCAGCAATCAAGTTGAGAAGAGTTTCTTTGTCTTGATTGAACTGTTCCATTGTGTAACTCATGTCATTCATTTGTTTGACTCTTTTAATATACAGAAGATTGTCGTCTTGTGGAGGATCAGTGGACAGTAATCTGAGTGTCCACTGCATTAAGATTATTTTTTACATGCTGCTCCCAGAATACAGCATCTTCAATTTTGTAGAACGTTGCTGTTTGTTTTGCAAATCCTTTTTTCTTCGGTTTTTGGTAGATTACTTGATACTTCATTCCAATGCCTCACGACTCCAGATACAATAAAAGTGTTAGTGACCATGTAACTAACAAATATACAGGTGCGAATGACAGCAACCCAATCATCATAATTTTCTGTTTTTGTGTCACTGAAACT